TGGATATCGAAAGTCTGGAGGTTTTTGAAAATATAGCCTTCGTAATGGCAAAGCACGCTGACCCGGAGAATGTTCCGGATAATCCTGACGACTTTTTGGAGCAGTTCAACACTTTTTCAATCTACGAGATTCTTCCACAGCTCATTGAACTGTGGGGACTGAATACCGCAACGCAGGTGGAATCTAAAAAAAACATCGCAAAACTGACCGCCCGATGACGACTCCGCTTTTCCTCCTGAGATGCAAACAGCTCGGTCATCGAAAGACCGAGCTTGATTTGCTGACAATTGGTTTGATTAATGATATGTTCAGCGAACGGGAAAGAGACGACGAGAAATGGAGTATTCTTGCAGATCAGGATGCGATGGATAAATTTTAGAGATATATCAATCAATAACCTTATATTTTTCATTTATCTCCATAATGACCACGGCAGCTGACAATATAAATTCTGTCACCTTCAACATGATATACAAGGCGATCCTTTTCATTAATTCGCCGACTAAATTCTCCATGTAGATTATTTTTCAAAGCTTCAGGCTGACCAATACCATCAAGACATCCATTTCTCTCTATATCCTTGATAAGCTGATTAATACGTTTCAGTGTCTTTTTGTCTTGTGCCTGCCAGTAAAGATAATCTTCCCATGCGTCATCTGACCAGATTTTTTCACTCATCTTCCACCTCAATCAATTCATGAGCGGTACCCTTTCCGTCACGAAGTTCCTGAACTGCTTTCATGATATGTGCTTGATTTGCTTCGCTGTAAAAGGGATCAGCGGACTGAGAAATCTCAAACGGAATGCGGTGTTCACGCAGAACGGCTTTTACAAAAAGGTTGATAGCAGCGGATGTGTTTAATCCTACATCAGAGCAAAAATTATCAAATGCCATTTTATCATTCTCGTCAATGCGAGCAGAGATTGTTGCTTGTGCCATATTAGCAACTCCTTTCAGTATTATTCTTGCTTCTATTATACCACTATTGTATGCAAATTGCAAGCGTTTGTATAACAATTTTAAAATTTTTTTGAAAAGAGGTGATCAATCATGGCAAACAGAATAAAGGGCATCACAGTTGAAATAGGCGGCGACACAACTAAGCTCTCCAAAGCTCTCGAAGGTGTCAACAAAAACACCCAGACACAGCTAAAAGACGTAGAAAAACTGCTGAAACTTGATCCGACCAATACGGAACTTTTATCGCAAAAACAAAAACTGCTTGCAGATACAATCGGCTCAACCAAAACCAAACTGGAAACTCTGAAAACCGCCGCAGAACAGGCAAATACAGCACTTGCAAACGGCGAAATTTCACAGGAGCAGTATGACGCATTACAGCGTGAAATTATTGAAACAGAAAACGAGTTACAGCGTTTGCAGAATGAAGCAGAAAAGTCAAAAACGGCGCTCGTTAAAATCGGTGAAGCCGGAGAAGTTCTGCAGGATGTGGGTGATAAAATCAGCGGCGCAGGTGAAAAATTGCTCCCAATAACCGCAGGGGTGACTGCTCTCGGAACTGCTGCTGTGAAGACCTCCTCCGATTTTGATTCCGCCATGAGCAAGGTCGCCGCTGTTTCCGGTGCTACCGGAGAGGAATTACAGGCACTCCGTGACAAGGCTCGTGAGATGGGCGCAAAGACCAAGTTTTCGGCATCCGAAGCCGCCGAAGCGATGAACTACATGGGCATGGCGGGCTGGAAATCAGGCGATATGCTCAGCGGAATCGAGGGCATTATGAACCTCGCAGCCGCAAGTGGTGAAGACCTCGCAACAACCTCCGATATTGTAACTGACGCTCTGACCGCTTTCGGCTTGACCGCCGATGACAGCGGTCATTTTGCCGATGTTTTGGCGGCGGCAAGTTCTAATGCAAATACAAATGTTTCAATGCTTGGCGAATCATTCAAATACTGTGCGCCGATTGCCGGAGCGTTGGGATTTTCCTGCGAAGATACGGCAGAAGCGTTGGGACTTATGGCAAATGCAGGAATCAAGTCTACACAGTCCGGCACGTCCATGCGTTCCATTATGACAGCGCTTTCGGGCGATGTCAAGTTCTGCTCCGATGCATTTGGAGAAATGGAAATTGCCACCTCAAATTCTGACGGTTCAATGCGTGAATTGTCCGATATTCTGGCGGATTGCCGTGTTGCCTTTGACCAGATGTCGGAATCCGAAAAAGCAAGTGCGGCACAAAGTCTTGTGGGTAAAAATGCCATGTCAGGATTCCTTGCTCTCATGAATTCCGCACCTGCCGACATTGAAAAGCTGTCGGGCGCAATCGATAATTGTGATGGAACATCGCTCCGCATGGCAGAAACTATGCAGGACAACCTTGGCGGTCAGCTTACTATTTTGAAGTCGCAGCTTGAAGAATTGGCTATCTCTTTCGGCGAAATCCTGATACCTGCCATTCGTGAAATTGTGGCGAAAATTCAGGGATTCATCGACAAGCTGAATCAGCTTGACCCGGCAACGAAGGAAACGATTATAAAAATTGCTCTGATTGCGGCGGCTTTAGGTCCGCTGCTGATCGTGGTCGGAAAGACTATCTCAACGGTCGGAAGTCTGATGACCTTTATCAGCAATATTCCCACGATGATCGCAGGTGCAAAAGCTGCTTTTGCCACGCTCAGCGGTGCGATTGGTGGAATTTCCGCACCTGTGGTCGCCGTTATTGCGGCAATTGCAGCACTTGTGGCAGCATTTGTACACCTATGGAATACTAACGAAGATTTCAGAAACAGCATCATTGCGATCTGGGAGAAAATCAAGGCTACTTTTTCAAATCTGACGCAGGGAATCGTCGACCGCCTGAACGCTCTCAGCTTTAATTTTGAGGATTTCGGCGATTTGGTATGGTCTATATGGCAGGGACTCTGCGATATTCTCGCACCGTGGTTTGAGGGCGTTTTCACCTATATTGCGGAAACTTTCGATGTTATCGTTGATGTGATTCTTGGCGTTCTGGATATTTTTATCGGGTTGTTTACTGGTGACTGGGAGCAGATGTGGAACGGCATCAAGGGCATTTTTGTCGGTATATGGGACTACATCAAGAATTGCTTTTCCAATATTATAAACACTCTCGAAGGTATCGCAGATGTATTTTTCGGCTGGTTCGGCACATCTTGGAGCGAGGTCTGGACTTCAATCAAGGATTTTTTTGTTGGTATCTGGAACAGCATTACAACTTTTATTTCAACTACTTTTTCTGCAATCAGCAACTTTTTCACGACAATATGGACTGCGATTAAAGATTTCTTCGTCGGTATCTGGAATACGATATATGGCTATATTTCGGAGAAAATCACGGCAATTCAGACTGTTATCACGACCGTGTGGAACGCTATTTCTACGGCAATATCCACAGTGCTGAATGCGATTTACACAGCAATCTCAACGGTTTGGAACACGATCTATGAATTTATTTCGCCATTGCTTGAGGCTTTCCGTTATCTGTTTGAGACGATTTTTCAGGCGATCCACATTATTATCAGCAACGTCATGGACTGGATCTCGGAGAAAATTCAGACTGTTTGGAACGCCATAGTTGGCTTTGTTACGCCAATTTTGGAAGGGATCAAAACTTTCTTTGAGACGATATGGAATGCGATCTCAACGGCAATCTCCACAGCTATGGACGCTATTTATAATGTGGTTTCTACCGTATGGAATGCTGTATCAGGCTTTATTTCGGGAATTCTGAACTCTATCTGGTTGGTAATTTCTTCTGTTTGGAATACAATTAGTGGTACAATTTCAGGCGTTTTGAATGCTATTTCCACAACCGTATCAAATATCTGGAATACCATAAAAAATACAATCACAAACGTAATGAACAGCATTAAAACAACTGTGTCTAATATCTGGAACAGCGTAAAATCGGCGATTTCAAGCGTTATTACAGGCATCAAGGATACTATTGTGAATGGTTTCAATAATGCTGTGAACTTCGTGAAAAACCTTGCAAGCGAGGCGTGGAACTGGGGCGCAGATATTATCAACGGCATTGTGGAAGGCATAAAGTCTAAGATTCAGGCTGTTGCCGATGCAGTTACAGGTGTTGCCGATAAAATCAAAAGTTTCCTGCACTTTTCCGTGCCGGATGAAGGTCCTCTGACGGATTTTGAAAGTTGGATGCCGGACTTTATGCAGGGACTTGCTGACGGTATTTCGGCAAATGCTGGCATGGTAGATGATGCTCTCAGCACCTTCGGAACGAACGTCACAACAGCTCTGACCGACACTTTCAAAACCGCAATGTCCAATATTGTGACGACCATACAAACGTTTATGGAGAACACGCTGACGGAAGTTACAACCGTCTGGAATAACATCAAAACGAATATGGACGCAGTTCTCGCAGGTATCGGAAATGCTGTAAAATCGGGCTGGGATTCAATTAAGAACGTAATTTCTACAGCGACAAACGGTATTAAAAATATTGTTTCAAGTGTGTGGAACGGAATCAAAAGTTTTATTTCTGACGGTCAGACGAATATGAAAAACACGATTACTTCCACTTGGACGACTATTTCTAACGGCGTGAAAAATACCGTAAATTCGGTAAAATCTGCCGTTTCCTCCGCTTGGAATGCTATGCCCGATGCAGTCAGTGGTACGATGAATAATGTCCGTGATACCGTTTTCAATATCTGGGACAATGTGAAAAATGGCGTGTGGGACAGAATTGGAGGAATTCGTGACGTCGTTTCTGATGGGCTTAATTACGCTGCGGAATGTATCAGGAACATCGTAAATTCCTCATGGCAGTGGGGTTACGACCTTATGCAGAATCTCATCAACGGCATTCGGTATATGATTTCCGACCTCTACAACTCCGTGTGCGAGGTGGCGAATATTATCTGGGAATATCTGCATCTGCATTTTTCCGTCCCCGAAAAAGGTCCGCTGACGGATTTTGAAAGCTGGATGCCGGACTTCATCTGCGGTCTTGCAGACGGAATTAACAAGAGCAAAAAGCTGGTTTCTAAGGCGGTGCAAGGAGTTGCTGATGCGATGCGGATGACGCTGGATTCTAATATCGGTTTGAGCCTTGACGGAATTTCCGCTCCTATGAAAGACGGAAATCCTGCCGGAACGGTTATCAATAACTATGACAACAGCCGGACGGTGAATCAGACCAACAATAGCCCGAAATCACTGTCACGGCTGGAGATTTATCGGCAGACACGGAATGCGTTGAATGTGTAATGGGGTGGGCTTCTTGTTCACTCCGTTACTGCGATAAATCAGAATTATTTGTGCTGCTTAATCCAATTTATAAGTGAAATATCAATGCTATTTGTCAATATGTAATCAACCACATCGGTTTTTTTTAAGATTTTTGCAATCAAATGGTTATCAAGCTTTTCTAACAGTGAAATCAAATCAATTTGAGATTTTTTCCGTATAGTTTTTAACAATTCAGTATCTCGAAGTTTTCTCGCTGCCTCATCTTTTGGGTATCCTTGTCCGAACGGCTCGGAAAACAACATTTCAAGGGTTTGCGTACAGTTATAGCTTCCCGAATATGTGTATTTCTCCCCTAAAGGTAAAGAAACAGCATTTCCGTTGTTAATTTGCGCAAATAAATATGCATCATTAGGTGTAGGAACGTAACCGCAGATAACACCCGGCATACTATTGCACGCCAACATCATCCCTTGCCCCGAAGAACAACCAGTTACGATAAAATCAATCGCTCCACTTGCAAGCAATATACCTATTTCTAATGATATCTCTATATAAGAATAACGTTCTGTTTCATCGGGGAAGCATCCGAAATTTACTATATCGTTACCAACGGAGTATTTCTTTAATGCATCATATAATAAGCAGTTCTTATTCGCTTGAGAACTTGCGTGAATCAACCCGACTATCATAGAGTTCACCTCGTAAAATTTCGATTTAGCGGAGAGTTTCAAACTCTCCATTTTCATAATTATAGCATACCCATACTGAAAAAGTCAAGGAGGTGTAATCATGTTTTTCACACTCATACTCGAAAATGAATCCGGCGAGCAACTCAATCTGACCACCACTGCCAACAGGTATATGACCTCCGAAATTGACGGTCTGTATCCGCCTGCCGGAACGATAAGCACCTCCACATACGCAGGCATGAACGGCAGTTATCTGAACAACGCATTCATCGAAAAGAGAAATTTGGTAATTACTTTTCAGATGCGTGGTGTAGGAATTGAACAGCGGCGGCATGAGCTGTACAAAGTGGTCAAGCCGTCCCGATACATCAAAGTTTACTACCGCACGACAAATATTGATGTGTACACCGAGGGCTATGTTGAAACCTGCGAGGTCAGCAATTTCGAGCAGTTCACAAGCGGACAAATTAGTATCATCTGCCCCGATATTTACTGGTACTCGACAGAAACACAAATCGCCGAATATTCACAGATTTTCGGTGCATTCCACTTCATTTTCCCTGATGATGACAAACCCTTTCCGCTTGGCAAGTACAACACACAGAACATGATGACTATTAAAAATGACGGCGACGAAACTGGATTCACGCTTGAAATAAGCGGAGGTTCTGTCAAGAATCCGACACTGTACAACGCCGAAACAGACGAATATATGCAGATTCTCGGCGATATTGAGGAGGGCGACATCATCAGAATAACTACCAAAACAGGCAATAAAACGGTCACTTTGGAGCGTGAGGGCGTGCAGGAGAATATTATCAATCGCCTTGTGTCAGGTTCAACATGGCTGACTTTACGTGAGGGGGAAAATAAATTCTATCTCCGTGCAGCAAGTGGACTCAAAAATTTAAAAGTCCGATTGATTCACCGTAATGCTTATTTAGGAGTGTGAAAAATGCAGATTGAAATTTACAAAATGGCGGCGAATGAAAATAATCTAACGATAACTCTTGAAGCGATTTGTGACAGTTTTTCAAGCCTTTTGTGGGATATTGAGTATTATTCCTGTGGCGTGTTTGAAGTGTATATCGCCGCAAATCCGCAAAATATCGGTATTTTTCAGACTGGAAGAATTGTCGGTCGTGACGATGATAAGGAGCATTTCGGGCTGATAGAATCCGTTAAAATCGAAACAGATGCGGAAAATGGCGACTACTTAATTATGAGTGGTCGCTTTTTGATGTGCCTTTTGGAACGCAGAATTATTTATCCGACACTGAGTTTTACGTCTGAAAAAACGTATGCGGAAATTGTGCAGACTGCCGTCACAAATAACACCATAAACGCCGAAAACAGAACAATTCCGGGACTTGCTCTTGGTACTGTTTTCGGCTCTTGTTGGGAACAAAAAACAAAACTGCAAGTCAGTTACGATAATCTGATGCGGTGGGTTTACACTGTCTGCGAGAGAATCGGCGGCACGGCAAATATTCGTTTATCCCAAATAAACGGCGAACAATATGAAATGCTCCTTGACCTTTCAGAGGGAACAGACAGGAGTATCATGCAGAACGAAAATCCGCACATTATCTTTTCGGACGGATACACAAATCTGCTGTCGTTCACATATTCCTCTGACATTTCAGTACAGCGGAATTTTGCCTATGTTCTGGGAAAGGGTGAAGGAGAAGAACGAAAACGCACCACATATTGTGATGGTGATGAGCCGTCTTTTTTAGAGCGTTTCGAGGTATATGTGGACGCAAAGGATATGGCGGACGAACAGCAGGAAAACGGCGAATCTAAGCCAATCTCCGAGGATGAATATATTGAACTTCTGAAAGAAAGAGGTAAGGAAAATATTATTTTACCGCTGACTGCATCGGAATCGCAGATTGCAGTGCAGTCCACGCAGTTTCGCTACAATACGGATTATTTCGTTGGCGATTATGTGACCGTGGAGCATCAGCGATTTGGCTTGATACAGCCGAAAATGCAGCTAATCGGCATGATTGAAAACTTCGACCAAAACGGAAGAAGTCTTACTCCTACATTTAAGAAAGGGTGATTTTATGGCATTTTCATTTGGATTTTTCAACTCAAAAGGTCTTGACAGAACCTACACCGCCGAGAATTTCTGCGACTATCTCGGCAGCATCATTTGCAATGGTATTCAGGATAATTACGGCGACTGCTTCAAATTGACGGCTGCATCTTCGGGCTTAAAGGTCACTGTCGGACGTGGAAAAGCGTGGATAAACGGGCATTATTTCATCAATGATGCTCGCTACAGCATTGATTTGACAGAGTTTCAGGACGAGTCGCTCCCACGATATGTGGGCATTGCAATTTACCTTGACACAACAGAATCCGTCCGAAATGTATCGCTGAAATTGTTTCCGGGAACGCCTGCGGAAAGTCCGTCTTTGCCCACAATTCCGCAGGACGATGACCACGCAAGGCTGCTCTTATATGCGGTTCGTCTCAATGTCGGGGCAACTTCTCTGACGGAGCGTGACTGGTACGATTACCGTGAGGACAGCAACGTTTGCGGCTATTGCAGGTGCATTTTAGGTAAGTGTAAAGTATCGAAAATTATGGACGCTTACGATAAAAATAACCGACTTCTGGAATCGCTGCAGGAGCAAATCGGTGAACTTTCAGAGCGTATAAGCAGTATCACGGGTGAAATTTCAGACATTGGTCAGATAGGAGAAAATGCCTATTATACGCAGTATTCTGACGGTACGCTGAGTATCAGCGGAAACGGTGCGACCAA